CACCGACCACACTGGTTACCAATGAGGTGGTGCCTATCGGTCTCGTGCTCTCGTACTTGGTTACAAACGCAGAGGAACACTAGAAACGCCCCCGAAGGGGCGGTGTTGCTTAGGCAGTTACGTCTAGTGCTGGGTCGATGTTGACCAGCATTCCGTGAGCCTTCTCAGTGTGAACACGCAGACCCCAGTCAACGCTGATCTGGCGCTTCTCTGCCAGTCCAGTCTTGGCCAGTGTGTCCGTGCGATACCCTTCGAGGTAAGACAGGCTTACGTACTCGGGGTCTAGCAGGAACGCCACAGCCGTGCCGTTAGCGGCCATCGGTTGCAGACGGTTCGGTACCAGCTTGATCGTGCCGAAGTCAGAAACCAGCACGTTCACTGAGCTGAGTGCAGTCGCCTTGGAGTTAGCGGGTGCGCCTTGGTCAGACGTCAAGGTCGCAACGCGAGCCTCGTTGTCGAACATGTAGCTAGAAAGCGCCCCAATAACGCCGGGGTTAGACATAAAGTGAGTTACCTCACCACCTTCCTCGTAGACACCTTGGATCGCGTCCTTGACAGCTTGGAATGACAGAGCCACGCCAGTGTCTTCGGTGAACTTCGCAGTCAGGCCGGTGGTCATGTTGTGACCGCCAGCAACGGCGGCAGAGCCGTCACCGTTCATGACAGTGGTCTCGATCCAAGTGGGCAGGCCACCTGTTACGCCAGCCACCGTGTCAGTACCAGCTACAGACGCTTGGTTGTTCAGCGCCATGGCCTCTACGTCGCGACGGATCTGCTGGTTGCCGCGAGTGATGCGGTACGCCAGCTCCTTCGTTCGTCCTACGGTGTCAGACGCATCAGCTCGGTACGAAACCGCGATGACCTCGTCTGAGATCTGCGAGTGGTTACCCACGCGTGCGCCACCGGCTTCACTGGCTGTACCAGCGTCAGAGCCGTCAACGCGTGCGTTGGTTACGTCTGGAGCGCGTAAGGTATCGATTACCCAATCAAAACGCTCGTTCTTGTGGGTCGTCGAACCTACTAGGTCCGTGAAGGGCAGTGGAATCTTTGAGATGTCGAAGATCTTCTGCATGACGTCCTCATTGATGACGCCTCCCTTTGCAATCGACTTTAAGTCGAAGCTGTCAATATTTGCTGTTGACATTTTTTACTCTCCCATGAGCAGAGCGGTCACAGCGTCAGCCTGTGCGTCTCTCTTGTTGGCACCTTTGGCGTTCTGTGCTCGCTCAATTAGTTTTTGAACTTTGCCACCCTTCTGTTTGACAAAGCGACCATTTGAGGCTCGCTGCATTTTGGGAGCTTGCTTGACCTTCTTGCTGGCGACGGTTTGACCCTTGTCGTACAGCATGGCCTTTTTCAGAACATTGACGTGGCGGCTGTAGATGACGTCCTGCAGCTCCTCGCTTGAGAATCCGACTGTCTGAGCGTACTCAACGATCTCTTGCAGATCGCCTTTCATCTTAGCTTCGTCTCCCCACCCGGGATTGCTATCAATCATCAGCTGACGCTCGTGCTGCAGGATTCCCTGCCGCTCTTGAGCCTCGACCTGTGCCGCCTGATCCTGATGGGCCTTCATCTGCTGGCCCAACATCTGACCCGCCTGCTGCAGCTCTTGGTTACGCTGCGCAAACTCCTGCTGTTTCGCCGCCCACTCTGCCGGGTCGGTTACTCTCAGCCTGTCCCAGTCCACTCCCGTGAACTCTTGGGTCAGCTTGTTCTGAAGCATCTCCCCGAGGCCCTGTATCTGCTGTAACTGCTGCTGATACGCCCCGGCAACTTGTTGCCTCTCTGACTCGAAGGTCTTGCGCTCCTCCGCCAGCGTCCGGGCCTTCTCATCGTTGGCCTTGCTGAACTGGGTTCCCGCAATCGCTTCCTTTAAATCGATCTGCTCGTTCTTTCCGTTGACCTTGAGGTTGATAAGGATGTCGCCGTCCTCTGATAGGACTAGCTTGTCGCTCTCCAAACCAAGCTCAGCGGCTAAGGCTGCGAGTTGATCGTCGTCGTCGGTCTCTAGCTCATTGGAGTCGTCTGTTTCGTCGTACTCAACGTCATCAGACTCTTGTGCCTCTATTCCCTCTGACACCTCTTCACTATCATCGACGAGGTCGTCGTCGTTGGGGCGGTGTACCGCCTCCTCCGACTTGTACTCCTCGTCTACAGATGGGTCGTCTGCCATAAGCAGGTCGGCCACCTGATCGATCGCATTGCCGCGTTCCCCCTCGTGTTGCTGTGGGCTAGATTCGCTCATTGCGTTTCTCCTTCGTTTGCTTTTTCAGCCAGCTCACCTGTTGTGACCAGCTCGTTAAGGAAGTCCTCGACCTTTTGCAGCGCCTTGGCTTCTTCCCGGATTACATAAACCTCCTCTTCGTGGAGCGGATTGCAGAACTGACCAAACAGCTTCTGCTTCTGCTCCTCTAGATGTTCTTGGACGAGGGCAAGCTCAGCTCGCGCCGCCCTGCCCCGCCGCGCTTCCTTCTGTAGGTCGACCATTCACCGCTCCTTGGTTGTCAGTCATTTCCTTGTTGAGATCACGCTTGGCGTTGATCTCCATCTCGGTCAACTTTAGGGCCGCATCTGTCTGCAGCTTCTGTACGTTGAATCTCTGCTGACCAACCTCCTTGGCCATATCGATCTGGGCCTTGAGCTGGTCGATCTCCTGCTGGTGCTGCGCCTTCATCGCATCGATCTGGGCCTTCATCTGACCGTTCTGCATCGTCGCGGCTGCCTTGGTCTGCTCGGCCTGCGCCACCTTCTGCTGCGCGTCCAACGCCATCTGCTGCATCTGGAGCTGCTGCTGCTGCTCCTGCATGGCCTGCTGTTGCTGCTGCTGGCCCTGCTGCTGCTTCATCTGGGTCATCTGCTGACCCTCTGGCGAATCTGGGTCGAGGAAGAACTGGTCGGGGTCGCCCAAGCCGTTAAGCGTGATGTAGTCGTTAAGCGTGCTGTACATCTGCTTGGGGCTGACCATCGCCTGCGTCGGGTCGGTTGCCACCATCTCCTTCTGGATGGCGAACACCTGCTGCAGGGCGCCCATCTTCTGCTGCTCCTCAGAGGCGCCGGCGCCGACGGTCACGATCATGCGCGAGCGGTCCCCCCAAGTGCTGGGGTCTACGTTGACCCACTGGCCCTTGAAGCGGAACGGCACCGTGCCGTTGTGGTAGCGGACTAGGTTGTCCCGAATGAGCCGGTACACGGGGCGTATGCCGGTCTCGGCGATGTTTCGCACAATCAAGCCGACCAACATCTCCGAGGCGGACATAACGCGCTCTACTGCGTGCGCAGACTCATTCGAGACCAACTGGTTGTGCATCGCCGCGTCGGCGGATACACCTGTTCTGCTGCGCTTCTGCTCGTCTGCAAACTGCAGCAGCTGAAACGCCTCCTGACCCATGGGCGTGCCGCCGATCTCCATCACGGCGTTGTGCCCCTTGGCGCGGATGATGCCGCCGGGTCGGGTGGTCAGTAGGTCGTCGAGGTTTACCTGCCCCTCCTGCACGACCTTCATCTTGTTAGTGTTCTGGTAGAAGCTGTCCATGGTGGATCGCAGGATCGCGGTCTTCAGATCCTGAATCTGGCGCACCCGCTCGAACACGGACACCCCGAACGGGCTGTACGGCTTCGGGATGGCCTGAACCGAGACGAACGGTATGGCGGGAATCTCCTCGATGTCGAGGATCACGCTGGGCTCTGTCTCGCCCAAGCAGACGACCTTCACCAGCTCGGCGATGCCGTCGTCGTTGATGTCCATCTGCATATAGGCCTCGGTCACGGCGAGCAGCTTCTGGCTCTCGTCGTTGTGCGGGTCTACATAGCTGTATGGGTTTGACTCGCGGTCGAGGTGGTAGTCCTGTGCGCTCTCGATGGCGTCTGGGTCATAGCCCTCGGCCAGAAGTTCCGAAGCGGTCCTGCGTCGTGTGTGAGCCACAAACCGGGCGTCTTTGAGATCACCCCCACGATGGTCATCGCAAACGCGAAATTCTTCAGGGGGGACGGCCTCGACGATGACCCGCCCCTGCTTAATGATACGTGCCGCCGTGACGGCTGTGCCTTCTGTCTCAGACCTCTCAATCTCCGTGACCTCTAGCATCGGGTCGCCGAGCAGCGCCTGCAGCTGCGGCTCCTGTAGCCCAGAGTAGTTTTCTACAATGCGCTCGGGGGTGTCGTCGTAGCAGACCTTCATCACCCCGGCGCCACACATCAGCGCGTCCTTGGCCGCCGAATAGAGGGCCATGTAGCCCTCGTTGTCCTCGGAGAACACGAAGTGCGTGAACTGGGTCTCAAGATCAGCCTGAGACTCGTCCTGCGCGCTCATGGGCCGGAACTTCACCGACTTGCCGCTGAGGCTCTCGATGATCGGCGGCATGATCCATTCCACGCTGTCTGCAACATCCGTGGAAACGACGCCAGAGCGCCCCTTGATATCGGGCGCGCGCGGCAGGTCGCCGTCGTAATACGACTCGGCGGTCCTCTTCTTCTCCAGCCACTCATCGGAGAGGCTGCAGTGCGCCATCTCCTCCGATACGGCTGCTAGGATTTCAGTTTCGTCCATCATTAAATATAGTTATCCGCTGTTGGCTGGTACTCGATAGGTTTCGACCACGACGTGTACTGAAGGTCGTCAGAGATCGCGAAAGCATACGCCAGCGCGTCGGCCAAGTTTGGCGATGGCAGGTTGAGTGGCGGCTTTGCCATCTCGGCCTTGGTCATCAGCTGTATCTTCCCGTGCGCGTTGGGCTTGCGCGGTATCCTGCACACCTCGGCCCGCAGCGCGCTCAGGTTCGGCATGTCGGGGTCGAGAAATATGCACTCGTCGGGGTCGATGTACTCGCCCTGACTCAGTTGGTAGCTCTTATAGAACCTGTCGCGCAGCATCCAATACGCCTGCGCCCTGCGGTTGTAGAATGCGTCCTTGTTCGTCCTGTGGCCGTCGTACATCGCGTCGGGGTTATCAGGCCGCTCGCCGCCATGGAACGGCACCGCCCTCACATTCCGAGGACCGAGCTGCCTCTCGACCTCTCTGGCAAGCCCCAGCCCGATTCCATCTGAGTCCCAGATGAAGGTGTCAGCCCCAAAATCATCAAGATGCTGAATAGCCCAATCGAGGCCGTCACTAGCTGTCCCATCGGACTTCGCATCCACCCTAACGATGACCGGCCCGTGCCGGACCACCACCGCCTTGTCGTCCTTACCCAAGTCGGAGACGTCGTGCGATACAACCTTCGCCCCGCTGGGCCTGACCTTAACGTGGTCGGCAAGACCGACTGCGGCGTTGAACCAATCCGGGATGATGATCGAGGAGTCAACCTCGTCGAGCGTCTGGCCCTCCCAGATGTGCTCGTACTCTGCGTCGCTAAGCGTCGCCTTATCCTTCGCGCGCTCAATCTCAAGCTCAGGAGGAAAATATGGGTTCTCGCTGTAGTTCGCGCGGACAATTGTGTGAGTCTCGTCACGGTAGATTCCGTCCTGCCGTAGTGTGAGCATGCGGCCCTTCAGGAACCGCTCCGTCAGTGGGTCCGCCTCCGATCTGGGGTTTGCGGTAATAAAAAAGTAGCTGCCGGCCTCCCGGATGGTGGGGGTCAGCAGGCGTAGGCTCTCCTCCGAGATCGTCTGCGCCTCCTCGATCCAGCACACGTCGGTACCATAGAGCGACTTAATGCTCTCGGCGTTACGCGCCAGACCCTTAAATATCAGCTCGCCACCACTGGAGTGGCTTATCTTGTCCCTCGTGACATTGAAGCCCGTGACGCCCAAGTCCTCAATCAGCTGGCTGATCAGGGCGTGTACCGACTCCGCGATACTGTTCTGGTACTCACGGCAGCACAGGATCTTCTTGCCTTGGATGGCCTCCAAGATGCACAGCATGGCGACCGTCATCGACTTGCCTGAGCCCCTGCCCCCTACGGCTATGCGGTAACGAGAATCGCTCTCGTATAGGGGGAGGAAGGCTTCGGGGAGCGAGATGTCCATATCTGCGGACTCCTTGAAATGTGTGTATTTATAATTCTAGGTAAAGGTATCGATCCGATTTAGGGGGGCTCAGGGGGTCTGGATCGCCTCAGCCCTA